TAGCTGCTCAGGAACTTTAGAGATGTAGTATTCCCGTTCTTCGCTTAGGAAATCATACAAATCGCGCTGGTGCGCAGTTAGCAGGGCGTAACCTGCTATTCGCTGCAGCATATATTGTGCCCTCGAAAATGGGCGCTGCATCGACTTTCGAGTGTGACCGTCTTGTCGCAAGGTCACGTAGCGCATTCGGAGAGTGTCTCGGTTATGGACGACCTTATACTTCAATCCGTCTGTGTTGATATCGAACCTTTCAAGCTCGTCGATATCAGAAGGCTGCATTAAATATCCTGTTTTGGCAAGGAATTCAATACCTTCTAAGCTTCCTTTTTTGGCGTCCTCAAAGCGGAACTCGACGCCTGTGAGTTCCTTTGCGATCCTCTTGAATTCGACTTGATCTATCTCTCTACTACAGTGCAGAAAATTGTCGTCTCCTGTATTTTCGAGAGAGATCGCGTCCATCACAAATTCTGGCGTAACGTGCCAGAGCCGGCAAAGTGTCGCTACTACGGTAACCTGAAGTGTCTGTGTGTTATCTTCGGTGACCGATTCGTGACCAGTTGCTATCCCCCCCATTTTGTACATGTGGCGGAGGGGGTCATCCACTTTTTTTTGCGCATAAATTGACTAGGTGAGACTGCGCCACGGTCTCCTCGATGGCTTCGATCGCACGACATATGTGCTCTGCGTCTGGGTGCCATTCGTAACCCATTTTCCTAAGTCGAGATGAGACTTTGACTACTTGCCTTGCTACAGTGCTGTCGTATTTCGTCCCGTCTAAGGAGTAATGATGTGTGTGATGCTCCGATGCCTTGTACATCTCATTAAATGCACGGCCCGTCATGGGCATCCCTGGTTTCCCAGGGGCGTTCCATGGATCACGGCGGTCGTTAATGTCCCCATTGATGATGCGACCTCGGGTTTGCGACACAATCCCGACACCAACAATAGTCCGGAGCTTACCCGGAATTAGCAATTTGTCTTTCCATACTGCTTGACTTTTTGGAAAGACATGAGATATTCCCTCTGCCACCGTGTCATAGGCTAGAGTGTTTCTCGATGCGTTTAATATAGGCATCAACGTCTTCTGACGCCTTAAATCCCTCTTTTGCTTGATAAACAGGAGAGGGTAACCTGGTGACGCCTTTAAGTTCTTTACAACTTTATTAAGAGGCGTTAATTGTGCGTGGGCGTAAAGACCCGGGTTTTTCCAAAACATTGCTGATGCGATGCGATCTATTTCGGAGTTAGATAGGTTTTCGGGCTCCATCCTTGGCCCATAGCGCTGCATTGAGTCCCAAACGGTTTCCCGATCGGCTATTAGCAGGCCATCCATCCCGTCGTTGACACCATCAAAGAGTGGGTGGGTCTCCTTGACTGTTTTAAGGTGGTTATCCACGTATGGATTTTGGTTGAATGTGCGGACCACCTCCGCGCGGGTAATGATTTCTGACGGATCCATACCCATACTATCCGCCACGATTCTCGAGTGCCACTCGAGTGCTTCCTCATAACTGCTTTTGACTACTACTTGCGCACCTTGATGTCCTTCAAGCGTCGGCATACGCAATTTGGCGTGAGAAAGTTTTGAAGGGTCCCTTCCGAATAGAAGGGGGGCCCAGGCCGGCTTGACCTTATTTCTAGTTTTGAAAGCCAGATTACCCTCAGGTGTTTCGTACCACGCCCAAGAGTCCCCGCTGGCAACGGGGGGTTTGCTAATTTTAGTGACGATGTCATCGAACCATCGCCATTGACATCTGAGTTTAGCTAACTCAGTAGAGCCGGTTTTTAGAGCACGCAGATACTTGTCTAATGCTGCGCGCTGCAGTTGAACCGTTCGCTCTTTGAGTACCCCCATTCTTGATATGGGGAGGGAAAAGAACCCTGACAATGTGGCCAGGGAGAAAATGCCGAACTCATAGGCCTTCTCTTTTATTGCAGCCCAGGTGGCGAGCTCGTCCCTGCTCATCCAATCTGACGCCTGCAAAGGTTGACAGTCACCGTCTGTCGATTCACGGGTTATTTTATCGAGGTCTAACTCCTCCTGCTGCCGGAATGGTACGGGGTCATGTGTTGCATCCCGTATCGTTTCCTCTGGTCTTATTTGACCAGACTGGTGCGTCACACCAAGGGGGTTTTCTAGATATACCCCCCCAAACTCCAAGTCATTTCTGACTTTATGGTCGACCTCTTCAAGGTCGAACACAACCGGTTCATATGACCGGAAGACAGCGACACGGCCTGGCCCTTGCCCGCCAGGGGTATCGTTGCTGGCATTATTCGAGGTGGTCGCCACTCCACCTGATGCTGATCTACGGCTGCATGACCGTGGGATTCTTTTAAGTAGCTCCCAAACTACTTTTCGAGCCGGACCCGATACTAGTTTCATACCGTAATGTATTCCACCTATCGTACTTCCGGTTACTTGCATGCCTAGCAATGTCAAGCTCTCGACCACTCCCACTCGCTCGACGTACTCTTCGAGGTCTTCGACTTCATCGAACCTCTTGACCATCGCGAGACCGTGGATAAACTTCCCAAATGGATTTAGTGGGAAGCCGTCCTCTTGTGGAACCCCATACATTGTGCAACAATGGGCGTCACGTTTATAGACATTGGACAACTGTCTGGCCCAGCTTTCGTACGATTCATACGATGACATGGGCTCGGCGAGGTTTTTCTTGTTAAGAACCTCATAACTTGGAGGGCGCCCTTCAGGCGCTTTTTCCCACATTCGAATGGCGTTTTTGTATATGCCATATCTGAATGGGTAGGTGCGCGTGTTTTTCGTGCTCTCATTTTTCCCCCAGTTTTCAGGGCGTCTTGCAGTGCCATATGAGTGTTGAGTCCCGCCAGCCTCCCGGTTTTTGCCATTGCCCGTTATAGGGGTGGTCTTCGCTTTCCGGTTGGGTAGGACCTTCTTAAAACACTCATCGGCAATCTTCCGCGCAGCAACCTCCGCCTCTCTCCACTTGCCAGCGAACCCACTGGACTTGGTGTTCCTAGTCAACCACTCGTAAAGACTAGTGTTCTCTGCCACTTCTTTTAAGTGCTGGGCTTGCACTATCCGCCAACTGAAACAGCGGCGGATTTTATGGGAGGTTCGACGTTCCTCACCGATACCAAACCTTGTGGCTAGGCTTGGGGTGGTCTTTTCTTTAGAAAGAGACCCAACTTTCTTAGGGGTATTTTGTTCAACGGGTGACCCAACCCGTTTTTGTGGGGCCTTGTTAACCCACCCACGCTGTGTCGACAACACAGAGTTGGCTAAGCGCATTTGCGCCTCGTACGATAGCTCCTCCTTGGCTAGAGCATTTCGTACACGTTCACTACACGCCCAAAATTCACGGGGCGCGGTTAATTGAACGTCTGAGTTTAACCTCTCCAGGTCCAACAACGCTAGTGCGTATGCCGGGATGCTATCGACGCCTGCATCACGGCGATTTGGAGGTTGCGCTGCCTCCACAGCATGAGTCGCAGAGTTAAAGGCCTCTGCGAAGCCTGCCGCTTCAA